ATGTATAATGGACTGACTGGCGAACAAATGGAATGTTCCATCTTTATTGGCCCGGTGTTTTATCAAAGATTGAAGCATATGGTGGCGGATAAGCAACATAGTAGAGCCATTGGACCCATGGTAAATTTGACAAGACAACCCGCAGAAGGGCGTAGTCGGGATGGTGGTCTGCGATTTGGAGAGATGGAAAGAGACGCAATGGTATCTCATGGTGCGGCCAGATTTACAAGAGGAAGAATGTATGATGCGTCAGACAAATATGAGGTATATTCTTGTAAGAAGTGTGGCATGGTTGCGTCATACAATGATGTAAAACATATCCATCGTTGTAGAACATGTGACAATAGAACAGATTTTGCCAGAGTAGAAATGCCGTATGCTTGTAAGTTGTTATTTCAAGAGTTGACGACGATGAATATTGCACCGCGTATGATTACAGAGGACTAAAGAGGACAACCGATTTTAACTAAATTTTACAAAAAATGTAAATACTTGATAATAATAAAAATACTGCGTAAAAAAATTTTAAATTTTTTTCTGAAATATAGTCTACGACATAAGCAGCAGAAAACGTTGCACTTAAGAAATATGCCACCATCATAATGAGTGCGTTTGAAACATCAACATGTCCATGTTTCCAAAACTTGTAAACCGCACCAATAGACAATGGCGCCAATATAGTAAACAACGATGTTCCCAACGCGGTTTTATAATTTTTGGCTACACCACTTAGCAATAGTCCTGGAATAAGAACGGTTGTTCCTGCAGCGCCGACAGAACTACCCATAAATCCCGCAATTAGTCCAATTAGTATGAGAGAAATAAATTGCGGAAACATATGTGTATAAAATCTATGTTTATAATAAATAAATTATGAACATATTTAAAGACATTAGTCATTTTTCCAACGTTTCTGATTATTTGCCGATTTTGAATGCGGTCTTGTTCGTGGAAACTATGGGCATTTACTTAACATTGAAACAACATATTATACATTCTTCTGTATTGCGACTGTGGTATAAAACATATGGTTTATGTGCGGTAATTGCGGATGTCTCTATTATTATGATTGGATTTATTTTGGCGAGATTTTTTTACAATTACCTTTTCTCTCAATTCAACATTGTTGCGTTTGTTTTCTTGTTAGTTGTAGTTCAAATCATTCATGATATTTTGTTTTATGGATTTTTCATGTCGGTACCAAAAGGATATAACGGAATGTTAGACGTATTTAAACGCTATGGCAATGAAATGGGTGCGTGGGCCATTTTAGGAGATAGTGTGATTATGTTAACCTCGGGGTTGTTGGCATCCTATTATGCAAATAGTTCACTCAATATGAATATCATTTATTTCATTATTACTGTGTATTTTTTACCTTATATGTTGAATATGTAGAGAGAAACTATATAAATATATTGTAACAATATTACTTAAAGAAATGTTTTCATGTTGTTTTTGTAAAGATAAAAAAAATATAACTAAACCATTAATTTCATTAGATGAAAAATGTAATAATAATGAAACAAACAAATGCGAAAGTGTAGGGTGGAAAACATATGGTGAAGTTTCACCACAAGAATATAACGAAACTATAAACATTGCGAATAGGTTGAAACAAAAATACTCTAATTTAAAACGATTAATTCATGACAATGAATAAATTTGTATGGATAAATTTACGTATACTGTATATGAATATACGTAAATTGTAAGCATTATCCACCTGGAACCTAGGAAAATTATAACAGTTTTTCATAAAGAAATCTTATCATGGGAAAAGGTAAGGAATTAGAATTCCCCGAAGGGCAGGGAGGTTGCCAGGGGTCGGAGGTCGCAAAGCGACCTCAACCTTATTGCGCGAAGCGCAATGGGGCAGCAACGCAGTCCGGGGGTTCCCCCTATAAATTGTTTCATTGTTTTAAAAAAGAGAAACTTACGACAACAAAAGAAACACAAACAGATTGGAAGGTTTATGAAGACAATGCAAACTTTAATCCTCTGTTGTCTACGCAAGAAAAAAAAACGTCTTTTCGTCGACAGTTGGTAAATTTAAAACATTTTTATTTCCATTAGTTTTACTGCCATTTATTTACAATTTGCAAATTAAATATTTTTTGTTAAATTCTTTAACATTATTTAATATAATATCTTTACTATGTTAAATTTAATTAATAGAACGCTATCAGCAATATTTTTGATACTGTTTTTTTTTCAAATTTACAATATACCAGTATTATTTAAAATGTTAATATTTACAATATCAATAATAGGAAATTCAGAATTTAACAAGTTAAATAATATAAATCATTCGTACATTTTGTTTTACCAAAATATAATGTCATGCATTTTTTGTTACGGAAATATTATATATCCCATATTGCCAAATGAAATAATTTTGCCGTTTATATTTGTTTTTAAAATAATATCTCACACGTTTGTTTGCAATGAAAATTTATCAATTGCAAATATTTATAAAGATTGTTTTGGGTATATATACACTACGCATTTTGCTAGTTATGCACTATTACTGTACCAAACCGAATTAGGAAATATAGCGCTATTTAATTTAATATTAAGTATTTCATCGTTTGATATTGGATCTTATATATTTGGAAAACTCTTTGGAAAAACAAAATTAATAGTATATTCACCAAACAAAACAATTGAAGGTGTAGTTGGTGGAACTATTTCAAGTTTGACTACCACCGTTTTAATAAATGATTTTAATTTTTCAAATAAAATAATGTATGGTTTGATAATTATAGGTTTGTCTTTATTTGGCGATATTTTTGAATCAATTATCAAACGTGAAAATAATTTCAAAGACTCCGGAGACATTATTCTAGGTCACGGTGGAATATTAGACAGATTTGATAGTTATTTTTTTACACTTCCAGTTATTTATTATTTTTATAATTTTTTTGTTTAATATAATTATAAATGTTAGCAAATATTTTAACGTTATTAAACCTTCAATTTGGATTTCTCAGCATAATTTTTTCAAATTCAAGAAATTATGATTCTGTTTATATTTGTTACATTTTTTCTGCATTATGTGACTTTTCTGATGGTAAAATTGCAAGATTATTTAAAACTGAATCAAAATTAGGTTCTGAATTAGACACTCTAAGTGATATGGTTTCATTCGTTGTTGCACCATCTTTTTTAGGTTATTGCAAATATAATTTCATATTGCCGACTAGCATTTATTTATTAAGCGGTTGTTACAGACTTGCTAGATTCAATATTTCGCATTCCAACAACGAGTTTGAAGGGGTGCCAACGCCTTTATCAACATTTATTATAACAATATTGTCTTATTCAAGTCTTAATAAACAGTATATGTTTTGCGTTTATATAATATTATCTTATTTAATGATTTCTAAAATAAAAATTGTTAAATTATAAAATATAAAAGTTAGATCATGTACACAACTCTTGTAGTCACTGCGAACAAAAACCCACCCCACAGTGTATCGATTACTGCCGTAATGGGTTGCCAGCGTTGAAATATAGCCAAATTCGTAGTTTCATAAACCGCGTACACCCCTAGACCCAACAGGAAGGCGTCATTGACAGACTTTTTTTCTCTCAAAATGAAATAGTAAAGAAGGAAAATGAGAGAAATGTAACAAAGCGCAGTCGCATACATACGCAATGAGAGGGGGACTCGTTGTATAGATTTCACTTGAAAATTGAAAAAATCTTTGGCGAAATACAAATAAACGGAGTCAATCAAAACAAAAACAATGGACGCTATAAAAAGTCTTGCCAATTTATGAACCATTGTTTTATAATATATTATTCTATTTTATCTTTTCTTCGTCTAAATTATATATGGCAGGACAAAGTGTATCATTATATGGTTCCGTTGGACCCACACCCACGCCAATTGGACTTAATATACCTGGTGTAGGAAAAAATTTTATAAAGATAGGAAGTCTCGGACAAGGTCTTCCGGGGTTTACCCCCCAAGTATTACACAACACTGATAATAGTTATTACAACTATGAACAACCTAGATTTGAAATCGTTCAAGCGTGGAACAATCAATATAAGAGACAATTGAGTCAGGCCAATCGAGGTCAAATCATTACACCCTTTAGAGCAGTTACCAATTCTGGCGATATTTTAAGTCGCCCTTATTACTCTTGTGGGGGCGCTACACAAACACCCCAAAGCAGACCTGGATTATATGGACTGAAAACATCTATGGGACACAACCAAAGCGACTGTGATGGAACAGGAATCCCACCCGCGACATGCAATGTAAAATACGTGTATGATAGTTCAGATTATTCCAGATATTTGAAACAAATGGCGATTCAAAAGAACTTTAACGTGTTGGATAATGGAGGAGACCAGAGTTCGGCAAGTCAAAGTGCGTGGAAGGCGATTCGTCGCTACTAGTCCACTTTAGCAGGGGCAGCTACGCAGTCCTGGGTTTCCTGCTAGTTACTATTTTTTGCTTCACATAATATAGTCACAAATAACTATGGCAAACACATTAGGTCCTTATTTAGTTCGCCCTTCCGCCGTTCAATACAATAATTATGTTTATTCCTTCAACTTGGGTCCGCAATCCACCTCACAAACCCCAGGACAAATTCCCTATCATAGCAAAGGTGTACTAATTGGTCCCAAACAGAACCCTCCGCAGTTTTCACCATCCGATGGCGCGAGTGAATTTTCTAATGCGCGTCATCAATACGCCAACACAGCCACTTCAGTAAAACAACAATATTTGGCAAGACAAAAAGTTCTCGCTGAAAATAATACATTCAAGGTGTTCTCTCCTTCTTCTCAGCGTGAATACGCCACGTCTTCACACATGAACTACATCGCCCCAATTTCTTCCTCGGAACGCATAAGAACATTAAAGGCAAATGCCGTGGGTAAAAAGTCTGCCAATTTTAGCGGAGGTCCATATGGTTATAAAAATGTAGAAAACAAGAGTGAAATTCGCACCGCAACTCGTCGTGCGAGATCAGGTGGGTGTATAGCCCCTGCTAAAAAAGGGTCTTTATTTAATCGCACATGCACTGCTGGGGGTGGAATATGTAATATTGGAGCAATTGCAAATCAAGATTACTAGTTGTATTGGGCAAAAAAATATTAACCTAGAATATAAGTCATACCATGCAAAAATACATAGTTGAGTTTTTAGGAACATTGTTCCTTACCTTTATCATCTTATACACCGGCGATTATTTAGCCATTGGTTCGGCGTTGGCTATTGCTTGTTTTCTTGGAGGTGCCATTTCTGGCGGTGCGTTCAATCCTGCTGTTGCTTTAGCGTATTTGGCAAAAGGAAAAATTGGAACTACTGACATTGTTCCATATATTGTTGCTGAAGTTGCGGGTGCACTCGTTGCGTTTGAGTTATTGAAGTTTGTCAAGAACTAATTCTCTCTTGTTATAATATAAGGAATATGGGAGTTTTTGATAGTGTTGGTGAAACATTGAATTCAGTAACTAGCGCGGTGACTAGTGCGGTGACG